GGACGGGTTCATGACCGAAACGCGGCGGATAATCACGGCACCCGAAGCACCAGCGGTAGCGCTGTTGGTCAGACCGCCGACAAGCAGCGGAATGGTCACAACAGCATTACCGGCGGTGTTCAGCGGGGTAGCCGCAACAATGCCAATACGCGCCTGTCCAAAACTGTCCAGGTATAGCTGCGAAACGGAATCACAATTAGACATAGGCCCCTCCTTAGCTGGTGAAGGTGCCGCTGGCTGCCTGACCACCGTTCACCGTTACTAGAACCAGCGTACCGTTGGTCGTGGTATTGGCATACATATTGACGCCATCCGAAACCAGCAAACTAGCCGAATTGGCCGCAACAATGGTGACGTTAGACCCGCCACCCAGGTTGCCCAAGACCGTGCAGTTAGCAGGGGTATTGGCGTAATAGGTTCCAGCCGGGATCACGATGTTGGCGTTCGCGCCAGCCGTATTCACGGTGATGTTGGCGTTCTGCCAATACGCACCAGCCGTGTTGGTGGTGCTATTGGAACCGGCCAGCAGGATTTTATTTAGTGCTAGAGACATCCGGTCCTCCCTTAAATGCTAAGGCTGTTGAAGTTGGTGACTTTGGTCATGGACTTCGGCTTGGTCGAAACCAATTCCGCAATCATCAGGACCGCACCAACGTAACCAATCTGCCAGTTGGGCAGAGTGGACTCAAAGCCGGTAAACACAAACGAACCCTGATCGTGGATGTACAGGGACATGTAGTTGGTGTTCAGCAGGTACAGGGTGCCTTCGGGGCAGTAGGGGTCCGGGTAAATCGGAACGCCCGCCACCATGAGGGCGCGGAACGCCGCCTGGGGACCGTTGGCATCACCGTCAAAGCCGGAGCCGGGGGTGATGACATACTGTTCCTGGCCAACATAGTCCTGCGCCAGCAGGGTCCAGGTGCCAAAGCCGCAGACGCCAAAGGTCGGCACTTCAGCGCCGTTCTTCACGGTGCCGCTGATGTACTGAAGGACGTTCTGACGGGTCGGGTTGACGTTACCGGCGTTGTACTGCTTGGACTTCCACCAGGCATACGTCGAACGGTTGATGTTACCGTAGGTCGCCGTGCCAGTACCATCGTCCACCGCAGCGGGCAGACCAATGAACTGCTGGTTGTTGGTCGTGTTGGTGTACAGCGAGGTCGCCATAGCATCCATCATGCAGTTGGTCGCATCGTTCATACGGGCTTCGATCAGCGGGATAACCGCGTAATCTTGCTGCACAGCGCCTTCCATACCCAGGAAGGGGACCGGGGCAATCATCAGCTTCAGGTTAAACTCAGCATTGTAAGCGCCCTGCTGAACGGACGGCTGGCTAAACGAGCCGCTGTAGTCCGACCACTGAGCGTTCACAAACTGGGCACCCTGAACAGGGGCGGTCACGGAGGACACACCGCCGGAGGCAGACTGCGAGTTAGCGATAAGAGCCGCAAGAAGCGGCGTCGAGTTGTAGATCTGGACAACCATCTTTGGAATAAACGCACGCCGGGTGACGTAGGTAAGTTCCGTATACTGCTGTGTGCCAGATGCGGGTAGTATACCACCACCAATCGGCATGTTTTATTCTCCTAAAGGTTCCTATCCCCTAAAAACATTAAAACCCAACGATCTTCGGATTCTTCCGAAGTTCCGTCAGGGCCTTCGCTGCTTCATCCCGTGCCGCCGTAACCGGATTCTTCCAGTACGGGTTCAAATCTCTGCGCGTATTGGGATCAAATACGTTCCGGTTGTAAGTCGGCGGCGTGGGTGTGGCAGACTGAGACATCCACTTGTGGTATTCCGCAGCCGTGTCATGGCTGGTGATACCCTTCTCAAGCATCAGCTTTTCAATGGCGGTCACGTCTTCATCGTCCTTGGCCAAGCCCTTTTCCTTGAGAGACCGGCGGCGACGTTCCAGTTCAGCCCGCATGTCCTTTTCAGCCAGCTTGGCTTCAAGTGCGGCCAACTTGGCATCCGAGGTGTTTGTTACCTGGTTCATCCGCTCATCCAGGTCCAGTTCAGGAACCGGCATGTTCGGACGCCTCATCTTGGCAAGACGCAAAAATTCCTTGCGAGTTTCCGGGCTATCGGAAAGTTCACGCGCCAGAAGCGCCAGTTCGTCGCGGGCGTCAGAGCCCAAGTCTTCGAGAGTGGCCATAATCCCCTACCTTCCTCAGATGACTTTCTTGGTGTCACCAGGCTTCGAAAGCTGCTGGTACTTGCTGCGCGGGCCGGTCTTGGTCGCGCCGTTCAGGCCACCAAATTCCGCATAGCGCGGCGTATTGACGATCTGGCCGTTCTGCTGCTTGTTGTCAGTGGGACGGCGGGGCTGCGAAGCGCCACGCGGCTTAAAGAGTTCCATGTTACCTCACATCGGCGGTGCGCCGGGAATCCCCCCCGGCATAGGTCCACCGGGCATTCCTCCCGGCATAGGTGCGCCACCCGGAGAAGGCGGCGGAATAACTGGCTTGGGGGGCGTCGAAGGACGCGGGCCGAGAACGGCGGCAACTTCCGGGGTGACGTTTCCGGCCTGGGGCAAAGACCCCAAAAGCTGCAAAATTTCTGCGGGCTGAAGTTCGTTGGTGCGGGGCTTCTTCGGACCCAGAAGACCAGAGAGCGAACGAATCGCCGCCATCGCCTTCTGGCCTTCATCGCTTTCAGAACCAAGCGACGGAATAGCCTGTTCAATCAAATCCAGCGCCATAGCCAGATTGACCATCGCGCCTTCCTTGTTGCCCATTTTGGGTTCGGGGGTAGACATCGGCGCGGCCATCGGTCCCGGCGCAGCTTCAGCGGGAGTCGCAGCACCAGTGGGTGCGGCACCGCCCATATCAGATTGAAGCATCGACTGAAGACGATCCGGCGAAATATCTGCCATAAGCATCAGGCCCAAAAGAACACTGACGTTGTTGTAGATACCGAGATGTGGGGGTGCGTCAAGATGTCGCGGGGTATTTTTTACTTCCGCCCCGCGTCAGAAGCCAATAACCGGGTCTGACCCGTTTATTAGTTAGCGCTTGGCCTTACGACCGCGCTTCGCCTTATGCTTTGCCATGGTAATCTCCGTTGGCGTTGAGTTATATCCCCTGAAAACAATANCTTAGCGCTTCGACTTGCGCTTGCTGCGCTTCATCTTCTTGTACATTTTTAACTCCTTGTCGCAACCCGCCCTGTCCTCTTGGCCGGTTTGACGTTGGTTGTGCGGTATTTTACCGAAGGACTCCTCTGAGTATCAGANATTTGGCTGGCCGTCATTCTCGGCTGGTCCCCGGTGGTGCTTCTGTCAGCCACGCTTGCCCCCTTGGATGGACTTCATCCCGCCGTCTGCGGGCGGGGGCGGTTCTTTCGCCTGGGCTTCCTGCATCAATTTCAACCGCCTCTTGAGAAGCTGTTTCATCGGAGGATCAAGCAAATCCAAAAGCGATTCTTTGTCAATGGCCCCGGCNTTGAGAAGTTCAAATGCCAGCGTCCTCATGTCTTCCATGAAGATCGGNCTGTTGCTGTGNGCNTCNACCTTTACGCTGTAGTCTTTGGTGAACTGCTCCAAGACAAACTTGTTGCCTTTATCATCGGTGTAGTGAGTAGCATCGTGTTGCTGGAGCAGTTTCATGTACTGNGTAGCCACGCGAGCAAGGGAATCCTCAATAACCAAAGCCGCCTTTTTAGCGCGAGAAGAACCAAGCCTCGCAAGCTGGGACGCATGGCCAGAGGACCGCACACCTTGTTCGCCACGCCCGGAAAGCACAGCGCCAATGCCGCTTGCCTCCTCAAACATGGCGTCAATCTCGCGTACTTCGCGGAATAGATCGTCAGGCAGGTCAGGGGCCAGACGCTTAATATCGGAGTTGGGCATGTCCGAAGACATAAGCCCGCCAGGACGGTTCAGGGCAAAGTCGCGTTCGTCCTGAATACCGCTAACGCCGGTCAGGAAAGTGGGCGGATTGACCTGCTTGGACAGCAAATCAAGGATTTCCGTAACCCGCTTGTTCCGCATTTGCTGAAGCAAAAGCAGCTTTTGAACGCCTGATTGACCCCAATAATAGTCAATCTGGGGGTAGGGGCAGACCTGAATGAACGGCAATTCGCCCTTCAGATACAGTTCCTTGCCGGGGCGGTCATACACAATGACGTTGGGATCAGCGACGGTAATGACTTGGTAATCGTCTTCTTCGTCGTTCCAGACCCACAATTCCCGCATTTCCACGGTGTCTTCGGCCACCTCGGCCTTCATGCGGTTAAACCCGTACAGGTCCAGGTTCACCGTGCCGTAGATAGTGGGATTGGTTTGGGAAAGCACAATGCGGTCAACCGCAGCCGGAACATGCTCAACCTCATGCTGCGCCGACTCAATGCGCTTGATGATGTCGTCCCTTTTGGGGTGCGAATACAAGCGGGCGTAAAGGTCTGACTTGGTGATGTAGTAGCTTTGGACAACGGCCTCCTGACGGTCAGTCGAGGCAATATCCTCGCGCAAGACGCCCATGCTGGCCGGGACAACCACATAGGGGTGAACGCCGTCACGCCAGACCAGCTTGATAAAGCAGGAGTTGAAGCAAAGCGCCCAAGTAATCGCGGAAAGGAAAGCCTTGTCCCCTCCAGAATCCATCCACTTGTCGTTCAGGGATTCGACCAGAGTGGTCAGCTTATCGTACTCAAACTTCGGTGCCGTGGCCCCCAGGTTGATTGTAAAGCGGGTGGTATCAGCGGCGTACAGGAAGCTGATTAGCTGGTCGATGGTGGGGTAAATCTTGTTGAACTGGGCGGGACTTTCTTCCGGGCCAGCGCCAAAGAGATAGAAAGACCTGAGAGAAGAATAATCCGCACGACGGGCTTCGACGCTAACCTGACACTTCTGGATCAGGTCGTTTACGAAATACTCTCGCTCGATCAGGTCTTTAGGTAGTCTCATTTGTCAATCTTCAGGTTCTCATGGTCAGCAACATAACTGGCCGTGGTTGGTCCCCTTTTTACACCGACATCAGTGGGTTTTACACCAACACTCTCGCCGCGTACAGATTTAAAAGCGCCTCCGCCCATAATGTTCTGCATGGAGAAACTGCCCGTGTTGCCCCACATCACGGAATCTCCGGGCCGGGGTTCGGCGGGTTTGGTCGCATTGTTTCGGGTAAAGTAACCGGCCTGGTTGTCCCCCTCTTTGGTGGACTTGATGTTGGTCATGTTATAGTCCGACGCCAAGTTGGTCAGGGTTTTGTCCATGTCGGCGGTGCGGGTAGAGGTCCGAATAGACGGTCCCGACACCATCTGGCGGGGTTTGCAGCGGCACTTGGGCTTCGGGCAGCGTACTGCATCGTCGCTCCAGGCATCAAATTCGCCGTGTTTTGAGCAGATAAAGCGGTTCAGGATAGCCATTTACCTCTCCAGTTCTTCCTTGAAGGTCGTTTCGGTATAACAATTCTTGTTCCGCATCCCAACTTTCAAGCCCACCTGCCCACCCTTTAGAGTCAGGCGAAGGCCAGGATTGAGGGGGATTTTGGCTTCTTTGCGGTAGGCAATGTACCGGGTTCGATCCCGGCGCTTGTAAATGGACACTTCCCCGTTTTCGAGGGCCTTTGAGGGCGCGTTCCATCCTGATCTGGGTGGTCGGAGTAATGTCCGTGGTCTTGTGCTTGAAGACGTTTCGGAAGGTGTCGATGGAAATTCCGGCCAATTCCGCCAGCAAGCGCTCGCTCATATTGGTGGTTTCGTCGGCTATGAACCGTTCAACCGCTGCCCTGATTTCCTTCTTGGTCATCATCGTGCGCCGTAGACCCCTATCTTTTTGAGGTAGGTTGAAACGCCAGACTGTACCGAAAGTTGTTCCGGCGTAAAGTCCTCCTGGCGCTTGGAAATGCCGCGCGTAATCTTGTTCTGGATCAGGCGAGGCCAGACCTGCTCGGCATAGACGGCACAGGCCATAGCCGCCGCCATAACCCGGTCATCCTTGCCCCGGCCATAGGCTTCAATGACAGCGCCTTCCCGGACGATGGATTTCATTTCTTCAATCAGGTCCATAGACTTGACGACCATTATGCCGCGTTCAAAGTAATCTTTGAAGTAGGACATCATGCGTTCCTTGGAAGCGCTGGTGGTCATCCACCCAATGCTATTGGACAGACCGCCAAGAGTGTCATTGCGCCGCCAGATGTAATGCGACATGTGACCAAGGACATTCATCAGGTCCCGGCCCTGCGTACCCTGAATCGTTGCAGCCTGACGCTTGAGGTTCCTCAGTTCATTAATGACGGCTTGTCCTGGTCCATTAACTTCCAGATTAAGAGTAGAGTTTCGATAGGCACCTGCGAGATGGGCGATGACCCAGGCAAATTGGTAGGTGTTGAGTTCGCTTGTGCAAAACTCAGCAACCTGGTCAAGACCATCCGCATAGCAACGAAACACCTGAACACAAAAACGGTCAGAATAATCTGAAGACCCATAAGAAGGGTCAGCACCAATAACATAATATCCGTTATCAACGGGTTCCTCCCAGACCTTCAGGGTTGCCAGCTTCTCAGTAGATTTAACAACTTCAGTATCCTGAAAATACGCGCCCATGACATAGCGGTAATAATCAGGGAGGTTTGACTTGGACAGCTTTGCCGAGTCGGTGCAGCGGCTATGGCTGAAGAAAGATGTCCCGGTCATGACAAAGGCGTAGTCTTCTGTCGGCGGAAACTCCTGGTACATCAGGGATTCGTCCTTGATGCCCTCGTACATTTTCCAGCGCCACCACGCCAACTGGTTTGGCGTAATCTCAAACTGGTAGAGTTTCTTGATGTCCCTGATCCATTCCTTTTCTTCAGGACGCAGCTTGCCGTCCCAATAGACTTTGTAGATCGGGTCGTCTTCCGTGACGCTATACAGTTCGTTGCGCCACCAACCGCAGAAGATAGCCTTCTGGGTGCGGGCGCGTTTGGCGGTGGTGTACATGTCGTGGAACATGTTGAAGCCACGCGCGGTGGACTCAAACAGGAACAGGCGGGACGGGTTCTTTTCGGCCAGTGACGAGATAAGGGATGCAAGCCCCTCCTCATCGCCCCATGACGATGTTTCGGTTCCGTGCAGGAAGGTGATGCCCTTGCCGCGCCCCAGAGTTCCGTTGGCCTTGGTTCCGGCGATTTGATAGAACAGGCGGCTGCGGTTCTTCAGCGTAAGCTGGTTGCGGTTATGCTGCACCTGTGGGATTTTGTATTCTTTGGGCAACCCGTCCATGTACATTGAAAGCGTGGACTTGAACTGATCGCGGCTTTCTTCGTTATGGGTTGTCATAGTCCCCTGTAGGCCGGGATGGGTAAACAGCCAGTAAAGGTCCAGGGCAAGGCTGATCGTTGAGATGCCTAACTGGCGTCCCTTGAGAATGACAAAGAAGTGGATGTCTTCTTCCAGCCCCTTGGCAATCTCGTCCATCACATAGGTCTGGCTTCCGAGCAGCTTGTCCATTGTGACAAGGCCGTGTTCCTTGGACTCAATGCGTAGCTGAGAACAGAAGCGGTAGAAATGCTTTATGTTGAAAGACATGTTTCGGCCCGCCAAGGAAATCCATCAGGATACTGCGCCCGTTTCTGGATGTTCTTCAAGAAGAAGAACCCGCGCATGTCCTTGTTGGCTGAGATGCGATAGTTGACCGTGTACTTGCCCGACGCCGCCCAGGGGGTGTTATTCTGGCGTAACGCCTCCCAAACGTAGCGGTCCCCGATCATCAAGTCTCCGGTGGTCTTGTACCAGAGAGGGGCGATACCGGCGCAAACCTCTCTTTTGAACATGTAACAGTTCACATCGACCAGATCGCCGTAATGACCAAGGCTCTCGCCGTCGTCGCGGGCATAGAACTTGTTGGTGGGCCAGATGAGGTTTCTCAGGGAATAGGCGTAGGCGTTATTGCCGATGACATCCATGAGGGACTCGACATGGTTTGGCTCAAACCAGTTATCGTCGTCCAGGTAGCAGATGTAATCTTCGGTGCAGATGTAGGGGGCCATAGCGCAGATCGCCCCGTTCATGATCCCGTTCTTGCCGGTTGCCTTGGGCAGTCTCAGAATATGCCGGTTGGGCGGGTCGTCATACGACATGGTGTCGTTGCCCCGTACCCCGTCAATAATGACATAGTGGGTGCAGGGATAGGTCTGCTCGTCCACGCTCTTCATAGCTTGTTTGAGAGTCGCCCGGTTGGTGGTTGCCGTGACCACGGCCACGGTGGGCTTCACGAAACAATCTCCCCGTACTGGGTAGTCCGGTGCTGGGGGTTATCAAACTCAGGCTTCAGAAGAACTTGGGCATGACGCCCTTTCTGCTTCAGGGCAATGTCGGCATTGGACCGAGTGTAGGTGTCCTTTTCCTCAGAATCCTTGGTCCCCTTCAGCTTGGCCGGGACGCCGCACCCTGGGCAGAAATGCTTAATCTGGTCCGAGAACTCGTCGATGTGTTTTTGCCACCAGCCAGGTTCTACCGGGTGCCCATGATCCCCGCCCCGCGCCATGTCAAACGAGGCTGCGACCTCACAGAAGTAGGCCCGCAATTCCCCATTTTTATTCTGTACAATGGAAGCTGACCAGTCGCGGTTAATCTCGCATTTGCTAATCTTGTCCCACATCTCGCCCTCGGCATAAATGTCCTTGATGGCGGTCAGCAAAGGGGCATGGATGGAATTGCCCATATAGGTCCACACCACCTTCCCGTTGTCCTTGGCCAACTGGGTGATGTTCGCAAGTGCGGGATAAGCCCGTTCCTCGCCATGAGCATTGAGGTTGTATGTCCCAAACGTCTTGATGGCCAGCAACTCATGCTTGAACGGGTTGTTGGTCCAAAGCCCTCTTTGAAGCGGGTTCGGGATTTCTTCCTCGAATATCTGGCACAACTCCTCAAACCGGGANTGCATACAGGGATTGCCNCCAATCATGGCAATGATCCCAAAATAATCCTTCAGGCTTTGAAGCGCCAACCGGAAGTTCTCCGGCGTCATCTCCCATAACCCATCCTGGTTCGCCAGCAACCGGGTGCAGTTACTACACGCCAGGTCACATTTGTTGGTCACGTCGATGCAGATGATGTGCATGTTCCGAGGACCGCGCATCCGGCCCACCGCATCCTTAAATTCCATTGGAAGACACCTTCTTCAGAACATGGTCCAGCATCGCACAGAAGATACTCTCCGCATCCTCCAACCCATCCGCAGCCGCCAACATCCCAGGCGTCACCCCATCCCGTAACCGCTGCAAACCACTCCGCGCCTGATCCTCCAAGAACCCACGNGCCTCCAAAGGCAACTGATCGTAAAAAACCTTCGGACCACCAGGNCTCGCCGCCAATACAGGCGCGTAAATCCCACGAACAACCAACTCTATCTCAGAACCCATCCAACCATCCCCTATCACACAGTTATCACCAAAAACTGCGGCACTCTGTCACACCTACCTACCAAAACCTGATATTTTTTTGGGGTGGAGAGCGTTGGGGGGCACCGCCTCTCCTGCTTCATGCCCCATNGCTGGGCCGGGGGAACGGAACGCGAACGAAACGGGAACGAACATACCCAGAACGAACCATGAACGCCCTGGATAAGCCGTTGATATAGGTGAGAGAGGGGAATACGTTCTACCTTACCCCTCTATCTCTTAGAACAGCTTGGGGTTACTGGCCTACCCTCTCTCCCGCGCGAAGCGGTGACAGTCTCTAAAACCCTTGTCAATACCTTGCAATGTATAAAGGCAGGGAAAGTGCGGGTTATTTATTTACTGGTGCTGCACCTGGGGGTGCGACAACCTGCCACGTAGACAGTTAGGGAACATTGGATAGGATGGCGTCACCTAATCAACGGGAGACAACACATGATTAA